CTCGGCTACCCGCTCAGTCAAGCGCGCGCGCGTAGAGTCGGCCGTGGACATATCCGACGCTGCCCGCGCCAGATCTCGCCTGCAAGCTGCCTGGGCGTCGTCAAACACCGACAACCCAAGGATCTCCTCCAGCAAGTGCTTGCGCTCGGAATCTGTCGCGCCAGAAAAGCATGCGGCATCAGAACTGGAGAGCACCGACGTGCGCCGCCAAGCATCCCAGCTGCCCAGAATCCTATCCAATGCCTCTTGCGCTTTTGTCGCGGTGCCGTAGGACTCTGGCTCCCGTTCGCGAACAGCGAAATCCAGTGTGGTCTTGCCCTTCTTACGCCCCCTCTTGACCTCCACCTCATCCGCGGTCACGACCAGGCTGCCAGACCCCCCGTCCCACGGCTCCGCGCCCCGCAGCGCCCTACCCCACCCGCCCACCGACACCGCTTCTACCAGCGACGACTTGCCGGCGCCATTAGGCCCTGTCACCACCACTATTCCGCGCTCGGGCAAAGCCACGTCAGTAGCTTCGTGTGACAGAAAGCCCCGCAACTGTAGCCGGCGAACGTTCATGTAATCCCCTAGTTCAGCAGCTTGCTTTTCGGGTCGGTGGCCAACTTATCCTTTGGCGCCTCGGGCAGCTTCTCAAGCATCTGCGTGCAGAAATCAGGCACTTGCTCGCGCATGGTCTCCAAAAAAGAGCTAATCCCATCTTGCCCAATCTTTGCCACCGCCGACACAACTGCCGTATCGCCATCGGCAAAGCGCACCGCAAGCACTGCCCCGTCCAGATGCATACCCTCGTCAGCCATGGTCTGCATGACAGCGGCCGCCACCGTGGTAAGGTGCTCGCCACGGTCTAGCTCAACTTTTTGCTCCGGCTGATCCTTCTTCTCGTCATCGCTCACGCCCCACCTCCTGTTGTAGCCAAGTACTTCTTACACAACGCCAGCACATCCTCCTTGCGCACGCTACCCGCCACGATCATCTCATTGACATAGGCCGCCAACGCCTCCTCCAGCGTCCCCGCGGCGCGCACGGCCGCCGCCGCGGAACGAGCAGCTACCATTTGCTCCTCCCCCGAAAGCACAACCTCACCGTCCATGATCCCGTCCTTGCGCAGTTGGTCGAGCTGTGAGATCGCAGCCGCGGGTCCCGAATCATCGACCCGAATGCTCGTGTATACGGCATTTCCCTCGCTGGCACAACGACGCGCGATCTCAGTATCCTTGACACTAGCTACGCGCAAAAACCGCGGGCCCACTATGTGCGAAAACGTCGTTACACCAGTACCAATCGCGTAGTGGGCAACACTACCAGCGCACACACCCGCATCGGAAAACCCGGTAGGTGCTAGCGTACCAATCTGGTAGATCTCCAAGTTGCCGTCGTCGTACCGCCACGCGCGCTCGACATGATGGTGTCCGGCAAAGCATATCCGTATCCCGTGCAGCCACATGAGCTCCGCCAACTTACCAACTTCAATGGTGTCATGTCCGCGCAAAAAAGCCGGCGTGCTATCATCCACAATTCCGACATGCAGCACCAAAATCCTGGTCGCTAACGTGCATTCCGACGCCAGCTTCGCAACGGCATCGGGCAGCCATTGGCAAACCGGCCCCGATTGCCACGGGATACACAGCAGCTCCTGCATCCCCGCGCACGCCACAACAGTGGGCACATCGATGATGCTTACCTCACGACCGCCCATTGCCTCAAGCTTATGTGCCAGGGGGCCGAGTGCATGGTCGCCTACGGCGTCGGAGGTGGCATCGTGGTTTCCGCGCAGGATCACTACCCTGCGCGGGCCCTCCGCCAACGCCCCCTGAACAGCAGCAATCACCTGGGGCTCTGGCTTGGCATAGTCAAACAGGTCGCCCGCTACAACCAGGACCCCAGAGCCACCCGCCGTAGCTGCGGTCGCAGCACGCCGCAGCGCCTCAACAGCCTGCCCGCAACGCCGATTCACCCCAGCAACAAACGGCCCACCCAATTTCTTGAAATTCCCCACATGGCAATCTGCACAAAAAGAGATCCTCATTCGCCACCCTCCGGGGCTACCGGCAGATCGGCAACCTCTTCTTCCTCCTCTTGTGCCGCCTTCTTCCCCGAACCGGCGATGGCCAGATCTTGCGCCTTAACTGGGTCCCAGCAGCAGGCAGCAAGCTTCTCACGTGCCAGCTTCAGCGCTTCGGTCCCACGCGCATCCTGCTCGACCAGCTCCAAATCCTTAGCAAACTCCAAAGTCGACCAGCCATCATCCCAGCCATTGGCGTAGCTCAACCGCACACGCGCTTTCCGCCACGGCGGCGCCATCTTATTCTTGGAGGCCATAACCGTGATGTCCTTGCCAATATGCGAATCGGAGCGCTTTACGGCCTTGCCCCCCAATAGCTGGAGGCGTACGCTGGCGGCAAACTTGATCGCCTTGCCCCCGGGCGTAGTAGTTTTGTCGCCAAACATGACGCCAATCTTTTCGCGCGTTTGATTGATGATCACAATCGCGGCGCGCTTCTCCGCTGCCAAGGGCACAATCTGCCGAAACGCCTTGGAGAGAATCTTGGCGCGCATGTCCATGCCCTTCTCCGGCGCCACACCACCCTCGATCTCATCTCGCGTCGGAGTAGCCGCAACAGAGTCCCAACCGATCAGCATCGGGCCGCCACCCTTTGGCGCGTTCTCCAAGATGATTTGCATCTCTTCTAGCGTCTCTTCCAACGTGTCGGGCTGCACGACCAGCAAGCGCTCGCGATCGACGCCAAATACAGCCAACCGATCCGCCTGCAAGGCATTCTCAGTCTCCTCCAACACGGCTACGCCATCTTCCCGCCGCTGCGCCCCCGCAAGAGCAGCAGCAAGGATCGACGTCTTTCCCGAGCCCTCCTCAGAATACACTTCGGCAATCCGCCCGCAAGGGAAGCCACCCACGCCAATCACATAGTTGTCGATTACGCCAATCCCGGTAGGGATGACGTCTGAGATCTCGGAGCGCATATCAGCCCCGCCGCCCAGAATAAGTGCGGTGCCCTTCCCAAACTCTTTGTTGATCTTCGCGGCAATATCGGCTAGCGGGTTCTTTCCCACGTGATCCTCCTAGAGCAAATGCGCGTTCGGGCCGGAATGCGCGCCCCTCCGATGATGGCCGGCTCCTGGGCAGCCAGCCGCCCCTACCCCACGCTACTAGCCCGGTAGGCACGGGCGAGCACGGGGCTAGTCCTCTTCGGCGTCATCCTGGATTGTACGCGCACGTGCGGGCAACTGCCGAGCCGGGGCAACCTCGTGCTCCTGCTCGGCTTCACCCGTAGCGGCGTCACCGGCCAGCATCTCACTGAGCTCATCCGCATCCGGCACCTTAGCAAAGCGCATCAGGTCCGGGGCGGAATCGAGAATCTCGTCAATTTCATCGTCGGTTGGCGCAAGCCGCGAAACACCCGCCTTTGCAGCCTTGGCCTCATAGTTGGTATCGTTCTTGCCGGTGCCAACACGGGTAACAACGATGTCGAAGCCGTCGACCGGATGCGTGAAATTGCCGCTCTTCGCCGTAGCGGGCCATTCCTCCTCGTCCTTGTAGATCTTGACCAGCTTGTCTAGGATCAGCTTGCCTGCAGCCACAACCTGCACACCCTTCTCGGGCTCCTTGCGGTTGATCGCGGCCATATACCCGCGGACCCTCGGACGCAGCTCCCAGGCACGGTCACGATCGGCCCGGTTTCCCGTCTTGGCCAGTTCGTCTGCCCGGGAGCACGCGGGACATGCCTGCGCGGGCTTCAGCATCATCCTGGGACAGGCAAACCGCACAGGCTTCCCCCCAGGCGGGTTGAGGAAATGCTCATGCACTGTGACCCAGGCACTCTGCTGCCCCAACGGCGGGGGCAGAATACGCAGGTGCGTCTTACCCACTGTGAACTTCAAAAACTGTCCACCGCTTTGGATTACGCTCTCTGTTGCGGCAATCGCCTCCGCTGTCATCTCACCATATTTCACAATGTTTGCCATGCTCTAGCTCCTCTTGCGCTGTGCACGCGCCTTGTCAAATACCTCAAGCTGAATCACGGGACTAGCCATATTTATCTCCGCCCTCTTTTCTTGCTTCGCATCGCCACCGACTACTTACGCCAGCCGCGCCACTACACGCCCTCAAGCAACCGCACAATTTTTGACCACGCAGAATCTACGCGCCCCGCGGGGCCACGAATTGCTGCAGTCAAGCGCACACCCAAAAGCCCCCACAAACCCAAAAACTCCGCCGTTACCAAACACGGAACCTCCGCTTGATAGCAAACGGCCCCAATAGCATCGCGCAGAAGCGTCGCCGTACGGCGAGACACTTCGATCGTTAGGGTGCGCTCCAGCACTCACTGCCCCGTACTCTCAAACGGAATCCGCAACCACGTCAGAACAGCCTCCACCGAATACAAAACCGGGATACCCAATTCTCTCGCACGAACAACCTCCCGATCAGCCCCCGGCGAAGCGCCCGGCAGACGCACGAGGGCGTCACACCGCCGCAGCACGCCAAAATCATATGCCAACCACTGCTCATATGTGCGCGGACACGTCCTATCCCAGAATGCGGTTAGATGTGGGACAAAAGCCAACACCCCGGCATCAAGCAGGCGCGCCCCCGCACACATTGCCGCCTCGCAGTTGGCGGTCTCGTTGACACCAGACAGCGGCCCAGCCACATAGATCAAGATGTCGCGCACGGGCTACCCCCGCCCAGATAGTTGCACCTGCTCGCGTCTAACCATCGGATCGGACTCCATCTCTGCACGCAGCTTTGCCCCCAGCGATTGCAGCATATCCTTCTTCGTCCGCACCGCATCAACCCGCCCGGCAGCACGCGCCTTCTCGGCTTCAGCGATGATCGCCTTTTCCAACGCCTCACGGTACTCCGCGGTCACCTCCACAGAGGCTTTCAGGAGTGCTTCCGTGGTCTTCTCCCCGCCGGCGGCAGCGCGCGCCTTCTCCAGGAGATACAGCCGCGCCCATTCCGCGTCGACGTGGGCCTTCGCCCGCAAATGTGCTTCCAAGGCATCTGCATACTGTGCATTCCAGTACGCCACATCGGCCGGTGTGCGAACAAACTCCTCTTCAAGCACCTCCGGGGCGATCGTTGTGCAGTCGCGGAGATACTTTTCTGGGTCTCGGCTGTCCATAACTTGCTCTCCTCCCATTACATGCGCCACTTCCTGAGCGAACCCCAAGATGGCCCGACCTCAACATCTACGTCAAGCGGAACATTCCCCGAATCCCAACTGAGCATAATTTCCTTCACGCCTTGCGCAACCTCATCCACCGCGTCTTCCCGCACGTGCAGCAAAAGCGCGTCGTGAATCGCCATCACAAGCTGTGCGGGAACGGCATCATCCTCAAGCCACCGCACCACCTCGGACATGCTGCGGTTGCAGAAGTCGGACGCGCTGCCCTGAATCGGGGAGTTTACGGCACCATGCTCTGCCTTAGACCGCTCCTGCCCATCCATACTAGCGATCCGCCACATTGAGCGCTGCCGCGCAGGCTGCCCCCGCCAGTATGTACGGCAGTAGCCATCTCTGCGCACATCTTGCAGCGCCTGCCGCGTCCACCGCGCGAAATCCCTGAACTCACCCAAAATCGCTTTGTGGACTTTGGCAGCCTCTTCTTCCGTGGTACCAAGTTTCACGGCCAGGGACTGATCGGACATCATGAAAGCGAGAGCGAAATTGACTTGCTTGGCAATGGAGCGCTGCGCCTTACCAACGGTTGTCCAATGCATGTAGGGGGCGATCATCTCGGCAGTCTGCTGGTGGAAATCCACCCCGCTTTTGAACATACGTATCATCGTCTCATCCTGAGACAGCATCGCCAAAATCCGCAATTCCAGCTGCGAATAGTCTGCGTGGATGAGCACATGTCCGGGCTCTGCCGCGAAGATATCCCGCGCCATCTTGCCCTCTATACTGTCGGGTCGCGGGATGTTTTGCAGGTTTGGCGACTGGCTAGAGCACCTCCCAGTGCGGGTACCGTCTGGCAAAAACGACGGGTGGATCCGACCATCTGCGCGGATCAGGGCGCGCATGCCATCGCAGTAGGTCCCCTTCATCTTGACTAGGCTGCGATACTCCAATATGTCTGCTGGGGCCTGATGCTCCTTCGCCAAGCTTGCTAGCACGTCTTCTGCCACGGACTGTGTACCCTTATCCGTTTCGGTGTCGGGCGGAGGACGAAGACCCAAGCGCTTGAATAGCAGTTCACTCACATCAGCCGTGGACCCTGGATTGAAATCCTTACCATAGGCGTCCAACTTCTTACGCGCCTGCGCAAGATTGGCGCTTAGGTGCGCGTCAAAGGAGTCAAGCGCCGCGCGACTCACCGGCATCCCCCAGGCTTCCATGCGCGACACGGCGTGCGTCATCGGCCCTACGATCTCGTCCCACACCATCCGCAACCCAGGGCGCTCGTCTAGGCGCGGGCGCAGCAATGTTGCCAGACGCGCAGTAGAAACAGCATCACGAAGATTGTAATTTGTGAGTGTCTTCCGTGGAACCAAGCCGTAGCCATAGCTCAAAAACTCGTCACCGGCAGCCAGCCGTTCTAGCAAGTCCTCGGGCTCATACGCGGGACCATCCTGCGCGCCTAACCGTATCGACGCCTGCCTCTTACCCGCGGTACGCCGCCCCACAGACTCCTTTGCCGCCGCAATTGCGGCCTCCATCTCCAGCTTATGGCCACCCATCCCCACGAGCTCAGCCATACTAGCAAGACCACCCGACGCTTCCGGATCTTGCAACTTCCGCCAAAGCCGCACGTCGCCCAGCTTGCCGTTGACCGGCCCCAGCTCGCGCATAAACGCGACGTCGGACTTGAGGTTAGACCCAACCTTTTCAATCCGTGGATCGGCCAGGAGGCGCAGCAGCGGCGCGCGGATCTCTTTGCTGGCAATCTGCTCGGGACCCCAGACATAGGCGGGTTGGCCACCCGGCGCAGACACCGCAAAGCACGTAACCCGGAAACCGGGATTGTGCTCCACCCCGCTAGTTTCTGCGTCCACCGCAACCCAAGGATGATCCCCCAGATCCTCAGCGGCCTCCTCCGCATCCTCTACGGTCTCAACCTCCTGATAGGTGAGACCAGCTACCGAGGGGAAGGGCGGGTCAGCCTTGAGCGCCCAGGCCAAGTCATCCTCAAACCAGCGTGCTACAAAACGATTCTGCCGCGCGGACTGCGGGTGGATCACCAAAAACGCAGGCACATCACCTACCCAAGTAAAAGCTTGCCGCATCGTAAGGGGAGATGACCCCCGACCAGTGAGCGCTCGCCAGGCTACGTCGCCGAGCGCTATGATACGCTTTGGCGCCGCCTCACGCAGCGTCTGGGCAAGATACTGTCGACAGGCGGTGACCACCCGTGGTGTAACTTCGCCGGGACACCGCACCGCGAGATCCCAGACAACCGGCCCCTTCCACCCGCGCGCCACGCGCTGCCGGGCGTATGCCCCCGATCCCCCCACAAAGGGACGCCCCGCGGCGTCCTCTTCGCGCGTGGACTTCCCCCCCAACACCAATAACCCCCCCGGTTCCCCGTCCGCGGCCAGACATGGATGCCGGGCCTGTATCCCCAACGGGCATAGGCGGCACGCGGGGTTGATCTCCAGCCCGCCGCGCTCGCAAGGCAAGGCTAACCCACCCTCTTCTAACAGGAGATCCGACCCCTTATAGAGAGGGTGGGTTAGCACCAGTCAGCCCTCCACGGCCATCAGCCGGGTGACCCGCTCTGCCAGGTTCGCCACACGCTGGATTACCGGCGACGCATCCCGATACTTTTCGCATGCGGCCGTGACCTCTTCGGGGGTTTTCAAGCCCGTGCCAACGAGGTAATCCACCACCTCACGCATACGCTTTGCCGCCGAAAGTTCAGGTGGAGGCGCGTCCGTGGCAGGCGCTACCGCAACCGCTGGCGCAGCTACTGTAGGTATGGCTTCCTGCGTTTGCTCACGCGGAGCCACAGCCGCAGGCGCCGTTTCAGCCGCAACAGCAAACCCCGGCAATGCTTGCGCAACAGGTGCCGGAACCGATTTCACAGCAAGCCGCCCCGGACCAGGACACTGCCCGCACTCGCCTTGGTCAGCGCAACCACACGGAGCATCCTCGGGATCTACCTCACCAGTAGCAAGCTTCACGGCCTCGATCCCACCGGCAGATAGCCGATCCAAAATCCGCCCCGCCTCGGCAACGTCTACGCCAAAAATCGTAATCGACTCCTCGGCCACCTGAATCTTCCGCACTTGGCCAAGGACCTCCGCCTCCGCATCATACCCAATCAACCGCGTAATCATGCCTGCCTCCCATGCCGACCAGCACATCGATAGGGTCGGTAGTGTACGATACCGCTCTTGCCCTTGCCAGTTCCGCGCAAGATCAACTTGCGCCGCCGCACCGCCTGCGTCATGTAATACAGCTTCCCCGTGCCATTTCCCGCGTCGGTCGTGAACACTCCCGCGATCTCATGCGACTTTGACCGTCTGCGCAAATACGTTGCTAGCGCATCTCCTATCCTTCCGTGATTCGCCATGTGATCTCTCCTTGTGCCTCGTACCCCTAGCTTGCGCCAGGGACATACCTGGCCACGTCGTCAACAAGCCACACGCGCCGAAACACACGACCATCTACCACGTTGTGCAAAACGAGCTTTGACCTGATCTCATTTCCCCGCGGCACAGGATCTACACCACGTGCTAGACACTGCTCGCGCGTAAGCCACACCACCGCGACTTCCGCCTCAGTTTCTCCCCAGGGTTCCACAACAGCCTCCAATCACAGCACACAACGTCGACATTCTTCTTTCAGCCAATCCGCGTCGACCTCATCCGGATCTTTTCCAGGCGGTAGCCGTACAGCGCCCGCACGCTGGCCCATCAGCCTAAGCTGCGCGGCTAGCGCCCAACCTTCCATCCAAGCGTCTCCGTCCAGCACAACCGCGATCGGCCGGGGAGCCTCTGCCATGGCGTCCAGCTGCGGGCCCGAAGGCTTTCCCAGCAAGGCAACACCATTCGGCCACGAAGGAAACGTATCGAACACACCCTCGCAGGCTACTGCGGGTTCGTCGGTCTGCACGAGCAGGGCCTCCTGATTGTAGATCAGCGTTCCGCGTTCCATACCGTGTGGGTACAAATATGGCAAGTCGGCCCTTTTGACCCACGCACGGCCAACCCACCCTAGCCATTCCCGCCCCTCATCATCGAGGATAGGGACAATCACGCGCCCATAGTGCCGCCCAGACAACGCCACGCCAATCTGCGCCCGTGCCCACAGCCTAGGCCCGATCCCGCGCTTGACTAGGTACTCACGCGCCGCAGCAGAAGAGGCCGCCGTTGCTGCCGGGTCCTCCACCAGAGGAAAAAAACTGGATGGCATTTCGAGCTCGACGCGCTCTTCCTTCCGCGCGGCGAGTTTCCCCTCGTACTCAGGACCACTCAGCCGCCCGCGGATGCCGCACTTGAAGCACTGGTAAATGCCCGAGCGCTGATTGAACCCCCAAGCACCCTTACGGTCCGGCTTTCCTGTGCGCGCCACACAGAACGGGCAGCATGCGCGCAGCCACTCGCCGCCACTGCGCCGGGCATGCTCCAGCGTCTCAAGGATGATGGCCTGACGACTATCCGACAAGGTCTACCCTTCTCCCGCTAAGCTACGATCACGGCAAACCCACGACTTGCCCGGTGGGCGACACGCTCTGCGGGCACTGATTCCCCCAACACGTCCAGCCCGGCCGCTCGCGCCGCGCGAACAGCTCCAAGTACGGGCCAGGAGACAGACGCTCAACCAAGTCCTGAAACAACTCTGGCTTTGCGCTGTGCCGGGTGCGGGGAGCGAAAAAGACGCTAGGCACGTTTCGCACCTGGACGCGCGCCTTGCCGCGCCGAGCAATCACTACCAGCTCGTGCGCCGCACGCGTATAGTGGCCACAACCGATCTGGAGAACGGGCCAAGAGAGGACACGCGGCAGGCCGAGCGAATCGAGATCCGTGATTGGCGCCTCTTCGCGCACCGTTCGTTGCCGCGCCTTGACCCAAACCATTGTGGTCTTGGGCTCGAACCCCCAAGCCGCGCACACGCGCGCTGCACTCCCGTCAAGCAGGTGCGCGCTCGTCGTCCACAGGAAAAGGAGCGAGTCACGCGCGGCGACCGCTCCCACGGGGAGCGCACAGATCGCGTCAAGGTACATCGTCTGGTAACCGCCCGCCTTGCCGTCTTGGTCAGGGGCTACCCGTGAGCCCTTGTCGTTAAACGACCACGGCGGATCGGCGACAACGGTCGACCATCCATCAGCATACTGCGGAAGACACTGATCCATATTACCCCAATTCCCCGGCTAAACCCCGCGCGGCAACTTCTGACACCGCACAAAGCACCCCAGTTTGGTAAGGCGCCTTGCGTGCCGCTCATCAGCCGCCCAAAGAGTATCGTTACAGGGAACGGCCGTGCTGTACATACGCCAGCACCTAGCACAGCGATCCTCTACCGCGTGAAACACATGCAATAGCGTTTTCCCACACAGCAGCGCTCGCGCCACACCTGCAGCACTCACAAGATTATCCCCGTAGGCCCGGCATTTTCCTCGTAGCGGCTCATGTCTGCCCGGTCCACATTGACGATCATACCCGTCGCAAAACCCTCGGGCTCGGTTGTCACCATCTTGCGCCCCTCAAGATCACGGCCCTTGCCCAGATAGATATCAATCTGGCGCGTATCCTCGTTCAAGTACAATGTTACAAGCGTATCTGCAATTCGCGCCTTATGAATCGAATCCGCAATGTCTTCTGTACGCACGTCCTTTTGCCCGCGTGCCTTGCGCTTAGCCTGCGCTGCCGTCCACATCCACCTAGGGCACTTTTCCTCTGTAGCCCATGCCCGCAAACTCGTGTACACCGTTCGTGCGCCAAGATACTCGTCGTCATCCCCGGCCAGCAATAGATCGGCGTAGTCCACCACAATCAAATCGACTGTCTGTCCCGCACGCGCCTCTTCTTCCTTCACCCACGTCTTCAGCTCAGCCACCGTCGTTGCATTGGCTGTGAAAAAGTTGTAGACAACACGTCCCGTCTTCAGCGCCCGCAGCTTCTCCCGAGCAAGCTCCATGCCCTCGCCCGATTTCAGCATGTCCAGCGGAATAGCTGTTAAATTACCTGACAGACGGCGCGACCAGGGGCCACGTGTTACCTCCAGCGAAGCGTAAGCCACGAACTTTTGATAGAGCGCCGCCTCTGCTGTGATCTGCGTCAGGAACATGGACTTACCGTCACCCGTACCACCCACGACACAGCAGAGCTCCCCCCGAGCAACCCCGCCACCCAGCGCCCCGTCCAGCAATGGAATCCCAGTAGGTAAAAGCAGGCGGCGGTCTATCACCGCATCCAACAGCATATCCCCCGAGAACACGGTACCTGTTCCGGTATTGGAATCGCCAACACGGCCAGCGCGCAGGATCTCCTCTGCCACAGGCGTGAGATCCCCGCGCTCAGACCACGTGGACATCCCCTTAACTAACGCCTGCTGCTCTAACCTCGGCTTGAGGATCTTGCATGTCTCGGCAATGACGGCATCCTCTGGCCAAGCCTCAAGGTCATCCTCGGCATCGGCAAGGTACGCATCCACCTCCCGCACCTGCCCAGTCGTCGCACGACCAAGCTCCCGCCATGACCCCAGCCGCTGTATGACTTGCTGACAGGAAGCCGGACCAGAGCCCGACTCTCGTGCGATCTCCCCAGCGGCAGAGATCGCCCGCCGGGGAGCCCCCTCTGGCAAACTCTCAGGATCGAGCGCGTACCCGAGGCGCCGCCAAAAAGATGGACGCGAGCAGGATAGCAGCACGGCAACACGCTCTAGGGACGGCGCAAAACCGTATGGATGCGCCTTGTTGGGAGTAGCCACGGACCCACGCCTCTCTTGCCCGCCTAGCTGAGCACAGCGTTCAGTACTACTCCGGAATCGGCAGCGAAGCCAGAAATGCGCGCGCCTCCCGCGTATCGCGTGCCGCCAAAAACGCGCGCGCCTGGACCTCGCCGGGATAGCGCCGCAGATGGCGCATGACGCGCTTGACCTGATTCGACTCCCAGCGACGCTCAGCGCGATAGCGCACCGACGAAGGATGCTTGCTGTACCGCCCGAGCTTGCGCCCGCCCCGGCCCTTCTTCGCCCCAGTGCCACCGATCTTCTTCAAAATTGCGTTCACAGTCTGATTCGCCGTCGCCGAGCCCATTTCTGACTTCCTTTCGCCCACAGTGGGCTTTACAAATACTCCCCTTGCCTCGCCGAGCCCTGCCAGGCCCCGCCTTGCCTAGCCGCGCCGCGCTTACTGCAACCGAAACAACACCAATCAAAATCAGTCAAGCACATATGTCACCGGGGCGTGGATACTGCTATACAAACACTCCCGTTGCCTCGCCCGGCCTAGCCCGGCCCAGCCAGGCCCCGCCTCGCCCCGCCTAGCCCCGCCGCGCTAACTACTCAATGTGTTACGCGGGGCAGCGCCTTTGTCG